CTTCGCGCCACTGGTTTCTAGGTTGGTGAGTGAGATAGGCAATTGCAACCGGTTGACCGGGGATGAGTTCATCATCTCGAGGAACGGCTCCAAGCGCCTGTTATACACACTAGCCAGAACCAGGTTGGGCACGGAGCCTGCCACATTGGCCCAATTGGCACAATTGGGTTTTTTCACTAAGTATGAAAATACAGTGTGGGATAAGCAACAGGTTCCTAGGATCATTTCACCACGTGATCCTCGGTTTAACTACCTCTTGGGCAGGTACACATCCTCCATCGAGCACGCCGTGTTTGATGCGCTTGCCAAGTTGGTCGGCAGCGATCATGTCATTGCCAAAGGCATGACACAGCAGCGTAAGGCTGAGCTCATAGCCAGCAAGTTGCGGCCTGGTTGGGTTTGTGTCGGTTTGGATGCGAGTAGATTTGATCAGACCATCGGCAAGGAATTGCTGAAGGTTGAACATTCGCTTTACACCGGCTTGTTTCCCGGCGATAGGTTGCTGCCAGCCTTGCTGCGGTGTCAACTTTCAAATTATGGTGTTGGTCGCTGTAGGGACGGCGCTGTCGCTGCCAACATTGGCGCGATGCGTTGTTCCGGCGATCAGAACACAAGCCTTGGCAATTGCATTATTTCATTGTTGCTGTGCGTGCTATTTTGCAAGGAGATGGGCGTTGGCAGCTTTGACGTGTTGTGCGATGGGGATGATTTGCTGTTGTTTGTGCCTGCATGCGACTTGCCTTTGTTGGGCGGCCTCGCTGAGTGGTATCTCCGCTGGGGTATGCGGATGAAGGTTGAGGCCCCTGCTCGTGTGCCTGAGCAGGTTGAGTTTTGTCAGAGCAGGCCCGTTTGGGGGCCTGGTGGATGGGTGTTGGTACGCAACCCCTCCAAGGTTTTCACCACTGATTTCGCTGGCGGTTCCAGGCTTGAGCGTTTGGCGGATTATGAGGTCCACCTTCGCTCGGTTGGCATCTGCGGAATGTCCATGGCGGCTGGCATTCCATTGTTACAGGCTTATTATCAGTGGGCCGTGAAACATGGCAAAACCGGCAAGTTTGATTATAGGGAACTTGGTGGAGTTGGGTG